TAATACCTCTATCAAACCACACTTTAAAAACTCTATCAAAATAAAATTCAACTGATTCTTCACTTGGATAAATTGAATCATGATGCATATCAATTACTATAGGAATTTGTATTTTTTCACTAATTGGCAAAAGATCTGTAACACAATAGCACATTTCGCAATTTTCCAAGACTAATCTATTACGTGTATTTTCAGGTAAAAGTAATATGTTTTTTTCCAAGCGTTCCAGTGCTTTTTCTTTATTTCCATAAACTCCACCTCCATGAATAATAATTACAGAATTTTTATCAAGATTCATACGATCTAATATATCTGCATGATGATTTAAATCAAGAAATGTATTCTTTACTACATTTTCATTTGGACTACTTAATACATTATATTGACCAGGATGCATTGTAAGACGTATATTATTTTCTTTAGTATAATTTCCAATTTTTTCAAGTTGTTCGTGTGCAAAATCGATAGAATATCCATGTTCAGGATGACTTGCAAATGGAAAAATTTCTGAACTTAATCTCATAAAAAAAATATTATGTGCAACATTCCATTTTAGTTGAGTTAAAAGATCTTTTAAATTTTGATCAATGAGCGATTTTAGATAACCGAATCCTTTTTCTTTTAATGTTGCTAATCTTAGTGTTCTAGATGTAAATACTGGCGGTTTTTGTTTTCTTAATTCTGTATTTAAACAGGCATATCCGAAATTAAAATTTTGAGGAACTTTAAGCATTATTGTACATTTCTTTAAATAAAAAAATATAAATTCAATTTTAAAAAAAATGAAATTTAAAGAAATAAAAACAATAAAAAACAATAAAAAATGATAAATAAAGATGGTACTTTAAAATCATTTCCAAAAGTATGTGGTGTTTTAGTAGAACCAAGATTTTTAGATAACATTGTTATTTTAATTGACAATTTTCAAAAAGTAATGCCAGCTAGGCATCTTTTCTTTTTCTGTGGGTCAAAAAAATACGAATATTATACAAATTTATACAAGGATAATTCTTTAATAACTATAATTGATCTAAAAATAAATAATTTAAATGCTAAACAGCATAATAATTTATGGAAAACTCTTTCTTTTTGGGAAAATTTTGATAATTATACTCATATATTAACTATTCAAACAGATGGTTGTTTATGTGAAAATTCTACTTATAAAATTGAAGATTTTTATAAATATGATTATATTGGAGGATATTCTACATTTAAATGGTGGTGGAAGGAGACACAAGGTCTTCATAGATATTCTGATTATCAATGTTTTAATGGTGGATTTTCTTTTAGAAAAATCGAGTCAATGAAAAACGTATTAAAAACTTATCCACCATTACCAACAGAAGATTTTTATCCTGGATTATCATTTAGATCTTTTGGTGAAGATTTATATTTTGTTGTTGGTCTTTTAACATTAAATAATAGAGGTACCTTGCCGATTAACATCAAAGACGGTAGAGGTACAGTTAATAATAAATATATTTTAGGTCTAGATGAATTTGCAACAAAATTTTGTACACATACTCATTATTTTCATAAAACTTTTTGTGTTCACAAATTAGATAATTATATAAATAAACAAGAGTTGAATTCTTTTTTAAAATATTGTCCTGAATTTCAAGATTTTATTAAAAAATAATTGATTTAAAATAATTTTAAGAGTTATTTTAAAAAATTTACTTATGATATATTCTATTTTAGTTTTAACTATTGGTGTATTTTTAGGTCAAGAATACAATTTACCTTTAGTAAAAGATGGTGCTTTATATATATACAATTTATTACAAGAATCAAAAAAGACGGATATAGTAGCAGAGGAAATACAAAAAAGTATATTTAGCTATTTTAAACTATTTTGATTTATAATAAAAAAATGAATTTAGATCATTTTATGTTATAATACAAAAATATGAACGAGAATAAAAATATAACCCAGGATAAAAATATAACCCAGGATAAAAATATAACCCAGGATAAAAATATAACCCAGGATAAAAATATAAAACCAATCGTCGCTGAAAAAAAGGTATACATTGTTGATTTTTTAAATATATTTTCTGATTTTAGGGAAATAAAGTATAAAAAGCAGAATATTGATTTTCATTCTGTAAAGCATAGTAATAAAGAGAAAGACACTTATGATTTTTTTAATTTATTTTTTACAAAATACATAGATTATGTTAATATTAACAATACAAGTCAATTTTACTTTGTTATGAAAAAACTACATAATTATGAAATTATTTTAGATAATATTATGAAAACGCATAGAAACTTTAATATGAAATTTATTATAATTGAGGATAAATTTAAAAACGAATTACTTGATAAAAACAAGGATGATTTTTTATGCCAGTATTTTTTTTATATTTTACAAAAAACTAATGACTGTGTATTAATTTCTAATGACAAGTATAGAGATAAAGGAAATTACATTAAATTATTTAATTTTGATATTTTTATAAGAGTAATTAATTTTAATCATAAAACAAATACTTTGGAAAAATCTATTTTAAAAATACAGTTGTCAGATAATATAGGTAATCTTATTATCTTGCAAAAATTTAACAGGTGTACTATTCCGAAAAGAGATTTGAATATTATATTATGATTTATTATGATTTTATTAAAATTCTTTGACAATAAATATTTTAGAAATATATTCAAAAAAGTATATTTTAGAAAATATTGTAAATAATTTAGGTTTAGATGATCTTTTTAATTCTAAAAAATCAGAAAAGTATTTAGATTTAATTATTTGATAAAGCATGTAAATACAATTTTTTGTACCATAAATAATATCGAATAGTTTATTTACATAAAGAATATTATCTTTTAAAGGATACATTATTTGTAATGTTTTATTATCATCAAAATATTTTGGATTAAATTGTATAATAATTTCTAAATCTCCAACTTCAACTTTATTATAATTATCGACGCTTATCTCTGTATTTTGATTATTTTGATTATTTTCATTTTGGTTATTATTATCGAATGATATAAATTTTATATTTTCGTTTACGTTTTCATTATTTTCATATACGTTTTCATTATTTTCATATACGTTTTCATTATTTTCATATACGTTTTTATTTTTACCTATATTAAAAATACATTCTAAATTTTGTATAATGTTTTCATGATAAATTTTTGAGTGAATATTATAAATATTATTATTAAGAATGGTAATAGATTCTGGATAAGGAATAATATGAGAATCTTTTTTTTTTGTTATAATAAGATTCATTTTATATTGTTGTATTAGCAAAGATATTTCTTTGTTATTTTTTAATTTACCATTAATAAACATTCCTATATTTGGTAATTTTAGATTCAAGTTTTTATGAGAATATATAAAATTATTTTTTTTATAAAAATTTTCTAAAATTTTGCAGTTATCTGAAAGGAAATTAACTGTAGGATGAATGGATATGTTTGAAATAATATGATTAAATGATATAACACTATCTAATATTTCATTACAATTTTGTACATTAATATTAATAGAAAGAGAGTTTATATTTTGTATATTGTATTGTACTATAAGATTATTTATACTGGTAGTAAATACGTTATATTTTTTTATATTGAAATAGCTAGTTCCTCTAATAAGTAGTGATTCATTTTTAGTAAAATATTTTTCTTCTTCTTTATTAAAATACAAGATTGTTTCTGTCATTTTATCTTTTTCAGACAACATTTTAGAAATTAAAATAATATTTTTAGGTAATCGGGAAGGTACCTTTACTGACGATGTCGATATACGGGAAGGTACCTTTACTGACGATGTCGATATACGGGAAGGTACCTCTACCGTATGAGAAGTTTTTATATTTTTTTTTAATTTATCTATAATATCCCCTCGAGGTTCGATTAATAAAACATAATCATTTGGCGAATCTTGATATAAATCAAGACAGTTATCTAAATATCCATAAATAATATTACAGGATTTTAGAGACATATAATAATGTAAGTAAAGATAAAATAAATTAAAAAAATACATTAAGGCTATAATTTAAATATAGTTTAAATATAATTTAAAAATTAAATTGTATTATATAATATATATGAGTAAGGAAAATATAGTTCCATTAATACCATCCATAACATCTTTACATCAAGAGAAATTTGTAAAAGAAACAAACAAAATTGATATTTACAATATTGTTTTAAATAAAATCGTAGAAAAGATACTTTACACGAATCGCCATACAGATAAAACATATGTTATTTTTGAAATTCCCAAAATGCTTATAGGATATCCTCAATATGATATGAAATCTTGTATTTTATTTATTATAAATAAATTATCAGCAAATGATTATTTCGTAGAATTTTTAGATCCATTTTATATTTATATTGATTGGGGGTCAAAGGAAACTCCAAAAATAAAACATAAAATTAAAGCTGAAATTCCTAAATTTTGTGTAAAAAATGTAGATAATTTAAGAGCTCAAACAAAGGCTTTATTGACTCAATTTCCTGATACATCAAAAGTAGAATTTGTATACGAAGATAAATATAAACAAAATAAAGACAATAAAGAAAAAAAAAAGAAAAATGTAAAACATAAAAAGAAAAAGTGAAAATAAAACATTATAAATAAAAATAAAAAGAAGACATTGAGTAAAAATAAATTAAACGTGTATACAATGGAGAAATCAATGCGAAAAATAGTAAAAATAAAAAAAATAAAAAACGATCAAGTATGTTTATCAAATGACTGGATAAATAAAATAATAGAGAATAAGGATAAATATAATGAGTATAAATGTATAATTTCTGATGAAAATGACATTGATTTAATTAATTTTATAAATATAAATAATAAAAATAATAAAAATAATAAAGTAAAAGATATTTCTTTTTTAAAAGATTATTTATATTTGAAAATTATAAAAAATAATGTAGATAAAAATGTAGATGAAATCTTTTCAGTTGTTATTTTAAAAAAGCAAAAAATATTTATAAAAGATGAAGATGATTTTAAAATATACAATTCTATATTAATAGATTATATATGTGAAATACAGAAGAATTTTTATAATAAATACGAAGATAAAAGTAATGAAACAAATACAGATAACAAAGACCAAGACGAAGATAAAAAAGACCAAGACGAAGATAACAAAGATGATGAATTAAATGAAACAAGTATAGATACAAATGATATAATAAACATATCTATTAAAAAATTTTTAGAAGTTTATAATATGGATTTGTCATGTTTTATTCACAATAATGAAAAAAATAAAGATAGATTATTATGTAAAAAAATATTTTATTATAGACCTATATCGGTTGATAAATTAATGAAATGTAATATTTTAAAATATTATTATATTGAAAAAAAAATATTAGAAAAGATTTACAATACTTTTAGTTATCATGAATCTTTTTTAAGTAATGTAAAATTACAAATTCTAGATTGTAATAATTATAGTGATGATGAGATATATATATTGGCTGAAATATTGAGTTATAAGTTATTAAAATATAATAAAAAAAATTTAGATATATTTGAATACATAAATGAAAATGAAATGTATAATATTTTAAAAAATCCTTTATTTTATAAATTTATAATAAGAAATGAATATGATGAGATTACAGATTTTGTATGTATTCAATGTTCTTATATAAAGAATAATAGAAATGATATATATTGTAAAAATGGTAATTATTATTGTAGTTTTTATTTAAATTCAACGTCAAAACATATATCTTATATTTTAGAATGTATAAGTGAATATTCTTATAAAAAAGGTATATTTGATATAATAACATTGTGTGATTTTTTTACAGGAGAAGATTCTAATTATTTTAAATTAATAAGAAAATCTAGCGTATACTATTATGCAAATAATATAAAATCAAATTATATTATCAATTCTAGAAAAAATGGATTACTTAGTATTTTTAATTAAAATTTTTTAAAATATATATACATATATAAATAAATATAAATATAAATATAAATAATGGATAAAGAGTTTTTAATAATTGATACTCATGAAAGTAAAAATGGAAATGTTACTGAGTTTAAAGAAAGTGATGGTAAAATATTAATAAAGCATTTTTCAGGAACGAACACTGATAATTTCATTATAAAAAAATTCAATGGAAAAAGATTAGATTTTTGCTTTTTTAAATTAAATGGTATTTTTTACATTAATATAAATGGATGTCATATTATTGATTATAAAAATTTTATACATATACAGTATATATCTCAAAAAGAACAAAATGTTTCTATTAAAAATTCATATATTGGAGAAATTATTTTAATAGATTGCGATGTTGATATGGTTCATAAGGCATTAACAATAATGTCTGATTGGATAAAATCTAAACAGTCAATGTTAAATGATATTATATACTATGTTTTCAATTAAAATTTTGAATTTTAAAAATTTACATAGTAAAGAAATGTACAAATAAAGCTAAAATAATAATTATAAATTGAAAAGTATAAAGAGTTTTTTTATACCCTTCATAATCATATCCTATACCGTAAATTCTTGGTTTACCATTTGGTTTAAATAATATAGTAGGTTTAACTATATATGTTATAATAATAATACAAAATAGATATATAATTTTTTTCTGTATCCCTTCAGATAATTTTAACATAATTATTTTAAAATTACTTATAATTACTTTATATAAAGAAAATAATTTAAACAATTTAGTTTAAAATCTAAAATATATATATAAAGTGATTTAAAGTGATTTAAAGATAATTTAATGAATATTAATTTACCAGAAAATCCTGGTAGAGCTAGACGTTTAGCATATAGTGATTATGTGCGAAATAATTTTTTAAATAATAGAAACAGAAATGACAGAAACAGAAATGACAGAAACAGAAATGACAGAAACAGAAATGACAGAAATGACAGAAATGACAGAAATGACAGATATATAATTAATGCAAATAATACATGGAGAAATAATAGAGACAGGGACAATATATATAATATAAGAATAGTAGGAGAAAGAAGAGTTGAGACTCAAGATGTTGAAGTTATTTTAGAAAAAAAATTATTAATAAAAGACTTGTTAAAAAATTCAAATATATATTTTACAAAAGATTTATTTTCATGTAGCATTTGTTTAAGTGAAAACGATGATATTTCTATTATAAGAAGATTAGTTTGTAATCATAATTTTCATATAAATTGCATAGAAAATTGGTTATCGAATAATTCAACTTGTCCTATATGTAGATATAATTTAATTTGTTAATTAAAATTACTTATAATTTATTAATGAATTTTTTTTTATAAATATAATAGTAATAATGGATACTAAATCATTACAATCTGCTAATATAAAGACTTTATTTCATCCAAGTATGTTTGAACAAAATCCAAGAGAATCATCAGATGATGATATTAAAAAAACGATATTGACTGTTCGTGAAGAGAGAGACCAAAGATTATCAGAAAAAGATTTTAAAAATATAGTATCGAGAGGAGCTTTTCATTTTACTGATGATGATAAGCAAATTAGTAAAAGTAATGCTAAATATATGTTTAAGAATTTATACGGAGATACACCATTAACGTTTTTATATTTTTCAGAAAAAAATCTTGAAAATGTACAAAAATTATTAAGACTACGTGTTTACAAGCAAACTGAATATGTAATAGATGACCAATCTAAAAACGAATTACTAACAGTAATGCGAGGTGTATTTTTAGAACATTCTGCTCATCCACCTTTAATTCATCAAGATATGTCAAAAGAACAAGTTGAAATTTTATTAATAAAATATACAAAAGAAGTTGATAGATTAAATAAATTAGTCATAGAATTCACTGTTCCAAAATTGATAGCTCAATTAAAACAATATTTTGGATATTTAAAAGATGCAAGTTCACAACCTATAATTATGACTCGACCTGTAAATAATAGTACTGCTGGTCAAAAGGCTTATAAAAGTGTAACTCAAGTTTTATTTGGTGGTAAATTTTAAATCTAATTAAAGTACCAAGAAATCCTTGGTAAAATTGTATTTATAGCGCAAGCTTTTTCTTTTGACCCAGTTAATTCTACTAATGCATCTAAGCTCATATCTACATGATTATCAATATAACAAGCTGGACATTCATCCATTACTTTTAATTTTATTTTATTTTTATTATATTTAACTATAATTTCTTTTCCACAATATGATTTAGAATCCTTTATAGCTACCCAATATTTACTTTCTGATGTATATTTACCCCCATATTCGCCATTAAAGTTACAAGGCCCATAGCTTATATTATCATTAAATGTTTGAACATGTGGGCATCCTATAAGATCTGGTCCAACTCTAAAATAAAATGTTGCTATTGTATTTGTAGTTGTAGGTTTATTTAAATTAGCATTAATTAATTTATTTTGTATATTTCGTGTATTATGTGTATTATTTATTGTACAGCAATTTACAAAATAAAAGAACAAATAAAAGATCATCTTTATGTATTAATAATACATAAAAATTAAAAATTAAAAATTAAAATGTAACGGAACTCTAGTGAAAGTGGGGTGGGGTATAAATTATCTATAAATTATCTTATATAGCTTTAATTTTAGTAGTATATTTATAGGTAATAGGTATACCGTCTCTTATAACTTCATTCTTTTCATTAACTTTTGAGACTTTATATTTAAATACTTTTTTTGCTGATCCAGAAGTAGTTTCAGAGATATGAATTTCTAGTGAAAATCTTCCTGCCTTTTTATGATGTCTATAATATTGAGAGAATGCTTTTTTTGCTGCCCCAGATGGTGTAGAACTAATATATCTTCCTCCGTTAGCTCGTAAATGTTTACCATTGTGATAAAAGGCGTCAACTGTAAATGATCTATCTAACTTGTTCATTATTATACAGTTATACAATAAAATTTTTTTAGATAAATAAAAAATATATTATATATATTAATTATAATATGGATATTGAAAAAATGGATGGGTTAAGTAGTTTTTCAGGATCAGGTCCAGATTCATCTTTACATAAGAAACTGATGAGTAATATACAAAAACAATATGGAATAAAATTACCAAGTATAAAAAGGAAATCAAAAAAGAAACAAAAAAATAAATTAAAAAGGAAATCTCCTCTTAAAAGTGAAATTGATATAAGGGGTGGTAGAGGAATATTAAAAAAAATAATTAAAGATACATCAAGTACATCAAGTACACCAAGTACATCAAGTGCATCAAGTACATCAAGTACATCAAGTACATCAAGTGCACCAAGTACACCAAGTACTGTATCAAAAAAATATAAAGATACTCTAAAGAGTACATTAGAAAGATCTAAAAAAGCTAAAGATACTTTATTTAGTAATGCAAAATATGCTAAGGATACTCTAAAAAAGTCACGAGAAAAACGTGCTAAAATATTAAGAGAGATTTTAGGTAAAAAGAGTAAAAAAAGTATATCTCAAAGTGGATCTGGAAAAGTACGATCTCAATATTATGGTAAACGTAGTAAAATAATGGTAAAAGTTCCACAAAATGTAAAAAATACAGCACTTTATTCATTTAAATTAAAAAAACTTGGATTTGGAGGTGGTTTAGAGACAGGTTGGAAAAGAGCAAAGCAATTATCAACTAAAAAATCAATACCTATTGAAGATTTGCGTTTTATGCATGCTTGGTTTTCACGTCATTTATATGCTTCTTATCCATCATATAAGAAATGGAAGATTGCGGGTAGACCAAAGGACTCGTCTTGGCATCGAAAACATGGAATTGTTTCTTGGTTAATATGGGGAGGTTCTCCTGCTTTAAATTGGGTAAATGGAAAGGTTGGATTATTAAATAAAAGTTATCCAAATAAACATTTTAACAAAATAAAGTTAAAGTAAATAATATTACTTGAAAAAATGAATTAAATTTATTTTTTAAAAAGATAAAAAATAAATGTGGGGTACAAGTCTTTGTTGGTGGGCTAATATAAAGTATCCTGATAATATAAAAGATGAAATAATAGAATTATTATTTGGAAAATCTGGTTTACAATTAGATATAGTTCGATATAATTTAGGTGGTGGAAGTAATCCTGATAAAACTATTAAACAAAATTTTCGTTTGGGAGGTAATATGCCCTGTATTAAAAAACATGATGGTGATTTTGATTTGTCTAGTGACAACTTACAATTATCAATATTAGATTCTGCTATAGATAACGGTGTTGATAAGGTAGAAATATTTTCTAATAGTCCTCCATGGTGGATGACTAAATCAGGTGTAACAAATGGTAGTGATAAAAGTTTTGATTGTAATTTAAGAAATGAATGTATAGATGATTATGTATCCTTTTTAGATGATTCTTATAATTTATTAAAAAGAAAGTATCCAGTTGTTAGTATTGCTCCATTTAACGAGCCAAGTAATCCTTTTTGGGGTCCAAAAGTTAATCAAGAAGGATGTTTTTTTGACTACTTTACTCGTTATAAAATATTACGTTCTTTAAAATCTAAAAGTAAAGACAAAGTATTTATTTCTGGTGTTGATGAATTTAGTGCAGGATTTGCATTATTTTGGTATATTTTTTCACCTAGATCTTTAATTGATCGTATAAATATCCATGGTTATCGATTATCATATAAAAATTTTACTTTTTACTTTGACGATTTTAATATTTGGAAACGTTTACTTAGATTGTTAACAAAAAAGCCAATATGGATGAGTGAATATGGGTATGGGTATCCTAATACAATAGTTGATTCATTACCTTTAGCGAGAAAAATATTTGACGATTTAAAATTATTAAAACCAGAAGCATGGATTTATTGGCAAGCAGTTGAAGATACAAATGGAAGTAATTGGGGATTACTTCAGATTGATTTCAATAATCCTACTATAATAAATATTCAAAAACAATATTATATTTTTAAACATTTTACAAAAAGTATAAAAAGTGGTGACAAGTACGACTTTATTAATAAAAACGTATTAAAAATAATAGGTGCATTTACGATAAATTATATTATATTAAATGATACAAAAAATACATTACATTTTTCTTTAAAAGAAGAAATAATAGAATACAACATTTCAAATAAAGACAATGATTACTTTACCTTTAAAAATAAAAAAGACTATCTAGAACCATATAGTATTATGAGTATAGTGTGTAATAAAAATAAATAAACTTTTATTATTACCAATTACAATATTCTAGATATTCCACACGATTTTTTAATTCTTTTATACATTCTAACAAGACAACTGTCATTTTTTGATAATCTAGTGAATAAAATCCATTTTCTGGGCATTTTAATAATTCAGGGAAATCTTTAACAAATTCCTGTGCTATAAATCCAACTTGTTTTACTTTAGTTTCTTCTCCGTTGATATAATTGTATTTTATAGTTTGTAATTTTTCTACTTTATTTAAAAATAGATCATTTTCTTTTTTAAATGGTTCAATATCCTTTTTTAATCTTATATCAGAAGAACTTGTTATAGTACCACCGACAAATACGTCTTTTGAAAAAGATGCTCCTCCTGCTACAGTTAATGATCCACCTGTACCTACACCAATTGCATTTTCTGTAGAATTAATAAATACATTTTTTCCAACAAATAAATTTTTTCCAATACTTGCACCTCCTTTTGTAAGAATACTACCACCATTTGTTATACTAGTAGCATCTTCTTCTGTTTGTAATGTAATACCACCAAAAGAAATAATAGATCCTGAAGAGAAATTTTCTGCAGAATCAGTCGCTGTAACTGTTATATAAGCAAGTGAAGTAGATGTTTGAGAACTACCAGTAATAATACCATCTATATATAAATTTGCTGCAATATGTGCATTTCCATTAACATCTAAAGTATAATTTGGTGTAACTGTATTAATACCAACTTTAGAATCATTTGTATATAAATTTCCTAATGTATTTGTATCAAAACTTGCATTAAAGTAACTATTAATATGTGCATCTCCATTAATATCAACAAATGATATAGGACTTGTTGTTCCAATACCTATATTACCAGCACTATTAATTCTCATTCTTTCAGATCCAACAGTATAAAAATACAAATTTCCATCTGTTATACTTGGTGTAGAGGATGCTAATATTTTAGTAGTTTGTGCTATATCAATAACACCTCCTAAAGATCCCCAAGCACTTCCTGGTCCATAACCTTCAAATTGATTTGTTTCTGTATTATATCTAATTAAACCATCTTGTGGATCATTAGGTCTTGATATTGTGTTTCCTTTTGGAATACATAATTCTTTTCCTGATAGAAAAAATGATCCTGTAGTAATACCAATACTTGCAGATAAATTACCAACAATATCTAATTTATAAGATGGACTACTTGTACCAATACCTATATTACCAGAACTATTAATTCTCATTCTTTCAGATCCAACAGTATAAAAATATAAATTACCATCAGTTATACTTGGTGTAGAAGATGCTAATATTTTAGTAGTTTGTGCTATATCAACAACACCTCCTAAAGATCCCCATGCACCTCCCGGTCCATAACCTTCAAATTGACTTGTTTCTGTATTGTATCTAATTTGACCTGATTTAGGATCATTTGGCCTTGATACTATATTACCAGTAGGTATTTGTAAAACAGGTCCTCCTACATACAAGCTCTTTTTTATACTTGCTCCTCCAAGTGTTAAAAATGAACCTCCATTTGTAATACTAGATGATTCTGATGTACATTGTATAGTTACACCTCCAAATGAAATTAAAGATCCAGTTGAACTATTAATAGCTTCATCTGTTGCTGTTATAGTTACATAAGATAATGATGTAGAACTACCTGCTCCTCCAGAAATAGAACCTCCTTGTAAATTTAAGATACCTCCTATATAAACATCTTTTGTAAAAGAAGCACCCCCCATTACAGTAAAAGACCCACCATTTCCTAAATTTACAGCATTTGTTTCATCTAAAATAGTAGTTTTACCATTTACAAGTAAATTACCAGATGATTGTAATGTCATTACAGTATCTGTTTTTGAATACCAAGTATGATCACCTCCTGATGAAAAATGTTGAATTGATCCAGCAGAATTTACATTACTATTACCATTTATAACAATTCTTGTATTTTCTGGATCATTTTGATCAGATGTTTCCTTTGTACCAATAATACTCGTTCCATTTTGATTAGATGATATAGAAAATCTATTACCTGAACCAAGTTGTAATGTATTTGTGGGATTACTACAAAGGAATCCTATATTACCATTTGATGTAGATGTAAACACATGATTTAAATTTGAATTATAAATACTAAATGAGCCATTTGATTCATTAATATTTTGACCAATTTTCCAAGAAGGATTTGTAGATATTGAAAAATTATTATTATAATAGAAAACAATAGATGTTTCTCCTCCATTTGTAACAGGTGACATATTTACTTGCGGAGTGTTATCTGATCTAGAAAAGATTGGACCATTTATACCCATACCTCCATGTAAAACAAAACTTCCAGTTTGAGAACTTATTGGTATTTCAGTGCTTGTAACTGTTAAATTTCCACCAATATAAGTATCTTTTCCAACAGCTATACCTCCTGCTACACTAAATGCTCCACCTGAACTAATGGAAGAAGAGTTTACTGTTGTTGAAATACCTATACCTCCAGATAAAAAAATAGCTCCAGATGTATAACTTGTACTAACTTGTGTACTATCGAAATTAATATTACCAGTTGCATTATTTAAACTAATAGTACCATCTACGTATAAATTTCCCTTTATACCTATACCTCCTAATAATTGAAGACATCCAGAAGAAGCATTATGACTTTGTGTAGAACTAGTTATAATAACATCATTTGTTGTTGTAATTAAATTATCTTCAATAATAAGACGACTAGTTGTACCATTAGGCATAAAAGTTGATGTACCATTTTGTAATATTTGAAATTTTAAAGAATCATTTCCAGTATACATTTGTATAACTCCACTGCTATTATTTCCAGCGTATAATTGTAATTTTGATGGATTTTGTATATGATTCGATCCGTATAATAATATTCTTGATGTTTCTGTAAGATTAGTATCACCTGTAATACCTAAAAATCCATTATTACTATTTGAGCTAATAAAGTCATTTGATCTTATAGAAATTGCACTATATATATTTGATGTAGAAAAAAATCCAACTCCGATATTATTATTAAATAATACATTTGAATTTAAGAACGTATAATCTGAATTTAAAAATATACTTCCAAAATCAGAGTTTATATTTACATTGTTACTATTATCTAAAGAAATAACATTAGATCTTGATGTACCAGTGATATCTAACCATTTTAGATATTTGTTATTATCTATTGTTAAATTGTCTTTAAAGTTATATGAACTTGACATTAATATAACTTTTAAAAAAATTTTTATCAAAAAACGTTTTAAGGTTCCTTTTGAATAATAATTTTAATTGTGGGATTACCTTCGTTTTTTATAATTATACTTTCTTCATCTCTTTTTTGTGTATATTCTTCATCTCTTTTTTGTGTATATTCTTCATCTCTTTTTTGTGTATATTCTTCATCTCTTTTTTCTATATAATCTGCTTGTGTATCTTTATCATGTAATAGATTAGATTCTTTTTTAATTTTTACTACATCACCTAAAAGTTTTTTCCCAGTAATATGTTCAGTAAAATTTAATGTTTGAATAGTTTGTGGATATATAGATAGTTCTCTTTTTATATTATAAATCAAGTAATATTTAATTTGTTTATTAGATTTTTTAAGAGATATATTTTCTATAAATTGTAAAATAGGAATAGATAAACAATTATTGTTTCTATTAATTTTTTTAAATTCTGATTTAGGATTTACGAAATAGTTTAATTTATTATATTCGTATTCGTCACAATTTTGATATTCTATTTTTTCATAATAATTATTTTTAGAATTAATGTAATAATTAAAGTGATTAACAGTTTCGTTATTATAGATAGATTCTTGTATGCATTGGTAGATAAATTCTGGCGAGTAATCATTTAGAATATTATTTTTTGCATATTTTTCTACAAATTCGATACCTTCTCCTTTATTACATATCATAAAGTTTTCTAATTTCATATTTTTAGAATTAATAAATAAATTATAGACATCATTAGGTGTATCTTGGCTACAATTATCTATAATAGTAAGATAACTTTGGGTTCCATTATTAAAAAATATTTCAAAAACATAATATAAATTAGATCTAGAACTTTTTCCATCTGGTAAATATTTAATTCTATTCATTTTTATTCTATGACTTTCAATAATTTCTACTAAATCATCAATGTCTTTTATATCTAAAGACTTTATATCAATATAACTAGGAAGAATTTCTGAAAATTCAAGTGTTTCATCTATTGAAAAATATTCATTTAATTGTGGAACGATATTAATTAAATTATGTAAATTACCCTTTATAGATGTATCATTTGTATTAGAAACATATTGTTCAAATAGATACTTTATTTTAATAGATGATACATTTTCTAAATTTGCCAAACCATATTGTAAAATACCTGGTATTCCTTTTTCTCCAAAAATTGTATATGAAGTTCCTGATCCAGAAATACCCTTTCCATATATAATAATAGGATATCCCATTTGTAGCTTATTAAATGCATTGTAAAGTCCATTCGGTACTGTTTTAGATTTTTCTAGAAAATTAATGTCATCTAATAGATATTCATTTTCAAAATCTTGTTTACCAATATAAACATCTAAATTTGTAAAATCATCTGGGTATATATTTTCAAAGCCATTGTATGTTTTTCCATTTAATGAAATACTATTTTCATTTGGTTTCATAGAAACTAAGAGTGTTTTATCATTTATGCCAACTAATGGTTTAATTCTGATATATATTTTTACATCCTTTACTATATCGTCGATAATATTTAATAAATGTAAATCTTGATTTCTATAATAAACTATATTATAGTTCAAAAATTCTAATATGTTTTTAATATCTTTATAAAAACTTTCAGGTATTCTATTTCTAGTTGTTTTTGTTTTATAATATTGTAAGAACGGACTATTAATAATTTCTTGTAAATTTAAAAAATTCACATGTTTATCTATTTCATCTTTTATTTTTTCAAATTCTATTAAAATATAATCATCTATTAACAGATCTTCATTTATGATAATATCATTTAATTCTTTAACAACTCTTTGTTTTCTAAAAAATAAATTATTTAATGTTATAAAGTTATATATAATTTCACCATTTTTATCAGAATCTATATTTATAGATATTTGATTATTTAAATATAATAATTCACCAATTCTTTTTAATCTATATTTTATATTTTTTTCTGAATTGTCTATTTCTTGCAAAATTTCATCAAACATACTATTTTCTTCAGTTTCATTTTTAGATTGGTTTTGTAAATTTTCTTTAAATGACAAGTTGATTAGTTGATCATTTAATAAATGTTTTAATTGAAGATCAATATGTATAATATTTTTATTAATTGTTTTAGAATAAGTATTTTTAGTATGACTTTGAGCCTCTCTTTCAACTATATTTTTTAATAAATTTTGTATAAATAAAATATCCTTTACTATGTTTTTCTTATAATAATATATATTTTTTTCATCTTCTAAATTTGTATACCAATTATGCCAATTTTTATAATATTCTTTAATAGATTTGATTATATTATCTTTATTTTTATATATATATTCTTTACAACGATTTTTATAACCATTTTTTAAAATTATATACAAATTATCTTTATTAAATATTTTTTTTAATTCTTCTATTTCGTTTTTCAAAGTAATAATATTATCTAATAACAAGTTTGGTTTTTTTATAGAAGTTTCTCTTGGAGTAAGATTAGAATTAAAAGAACTAGAACTAGAAGAACTAGAAGAACTAGAAGAACTAGAAGAACTAGAACTAGAACTAGAAGAACTAGAATTAGAAGAAGGTACAGAAGAACTAGAACTTTCTTCTTGTTTAAAAGTACCTTCTAAAGTATCTTCTTCTAAAGTATCTTCTTCTTTAAAAGTATCTTGTTGTAAAAAATATAAATTTTTTAATAAAAAGTTACAATTGTTTTTATTTTTTTTATAAAATTCCTTTGTAATTTTCATTTTATGGTCATCTATAGATAAAAAGTATTGTATAGTATTATTTTTATATATTTTAATATTTTCTAATAAATTGTCAAAATTATACATAATTTCTTTTTTACAAATTTCAATCATACTTTCATCATATCCCATTCTCTTTTTAATATCATTTATATATTTTTCATATTTATCCTTGATAAAAATAAAATTGTTAATTTCTTTATCATAAAATGCATTATATGTGTATATATCTTTTTTTTTCAAAATATTTTTAATATTTTTAGCTATATTTTTTTCTTCTAATTTAGATAATTTTATCATTTGTATATCTTTAAGATTTGTTTCGTATAAATATTTTAAAGTTGGAATTACTTTATTTTGTGGTATATTGATTGATTTATTTAGTTCTATAATTTTTTGATTATTATTTTTTGTATCGCAAAACCCTATTATTTTATTATTTTCTACAATACAAAAAAAATCACCATTAGCAATTACATATGGAAATTTATCTTTTATATATTCTATTATACAATTAGAATTCATATTACAATTTGCTTAGAAATTAATTTTGCTTAGAAAATTAATTAAAAATATAAAAAAATTTTATAATTATTCATTCTGTGTATTTATTCTGTATTTATTCTGTATTTATTCTGTATTTATTCTGTATTTATTCTGTATTTATTCTGTATTTATTCTGTATATCCAATAATATCACCTCTTTCATTTTCTATTATTTTTATACCTTTTGATTTGTCAGAGTTTTCAAAAATCTTTTTCATTAATTTATTATCAATCCAATCTAGTTCGAATTTTTTTTTTAATAAAGAAGGTTTTTTTGTTTTAATTGATGGTGCACTTGCTGTTCTAGATAGTTTTCTACTTGTTGTCCTAGATAGTTTTCTAATTGACGGTGAACTTGATGTTCTAGATAGTTTTTCACTTGAAATTACACTTGAAGGTACACTTGAAATTACACTTGAAATTGTACTTGAAGGTGGTGTACTTGAAATTGTACTTGAAATTGCACTTGAAGGTACACTTGAAATTGCACTTGAAATTGCACTTGAAGGCGATGTACTTGAAATTACACTTGAAGGTCCAGTTGAAGGTGTAGTTATTTCAGGATAAGTTTTAATATCAATCATTTTTTGCGATGTTTTAATTAAATTATCATTAAATATATTTAATATTTTATCGTGATCTTTTTTGGACATTTTTGTATTAATAGGTATAAAGTCTTTTTGTACATGATTAAAAAGTACATGAGCATTTTTCAAAGGTTTTATATTATTAATTTGATGTAGGATTTTCTTTTGTATATTAGCATTAATTTTTGGTAATTTCTTAATAATTTTTGGTAAAATATTGTAATAATCAATTACTGTAGGTACATATTTATTTTGTATATCATTTAAATTAATAGATTTATTTAATCTATAAATATTACCTCTTTTATCTACAAATCCTATGATATGATTATTATCTTGAATAAAAACTCTCAATCCTTTAACACTATTACCATTATAAGTTTTAGGTATATTTATAAAATTTGAAGATGGATAAACTACATCAGGATATATTTTTAATAGTTTTGAAAAACATTTCTTTGCACTTTTTACATTATATAAACAATGTTCTTTTTCAAAAGAATATTTTTTTTTATTTTTTAAATTTTTAAAAGTTTTTCCAGATGATTTAATCATTCTTCCAGTAATTGGATTTATATAAAATTTTGTAATCATTAATATTATATTACAAAAATAATTTAATTAAATTAATTAATTTTAATCTATCAAACAAATATTTTCTGTTTCTTTATTTTCTGTTTCTTTATTTTCAGTTTCGTTAGTTTCTTCAATTATATTATCAGTTTCTTGATTTTTTTCCAATACAAATGTAGATTTGTCATCGTGAATTTCACATTCTGTTGCATCATAACGTTCATAAAATTTTTTACTCTTTATAGTATGTATAGATTGTTTATATTTATCAAAATTTTCACTCGATTCTTGTAAATGCATAACAAGTTTCCATGTTTTTTTTAAATCTTCTTTTACATTTTCAAACCAAGTTTTACTTCTTTTAACTCTTTGATTATTATATTTTTTTACAAAAAAATAAGTTACAGAAAGATCTTGTCTTAAAGACATTTGTTCATTTTTCCAATTTATATATTCTTGTGTTTCTTTAATATGAACTGGTGAATAAATAAATTTAGGATCTGGACCAGAGTTAATAATTTCCAAAAGAATTCCTTTTGATTGTTTTTCTCCAATTTCTTTTTCAATAAATTCTTCTTCTGAATTTAATTCTTCTATTTCGCATTCAAAAAAATCACAAAAATCAAGATTAACTGTTTCCATTTGTATTTGAGTTTGAATCCAATAATGAATTGGAACTTGACTTTCATCTATTTTCCTACTTTTTGGGCATTTAATTTCCAACATAATTCCATCTGGTGTAATACCATCAGGACTTGCAGCTAACCAACATAATCTAGGATGTGAAACCAGACCAAATTCTATAACAGTTGTATTATTTAGTTGACAATATAATATATTTGCAACTTCTTCATATTTTTTACCCCAAAGTGTATAAATAGTATCTTTAAATAAATTTTCTCCATAAAACCCTCTACATTTTTTAATAATGTAATCTTCTCTTGTTTCATAATGATTAAGTGGTTCTGTATCTTTATATTTAAAATTTATTAAATTAAATTCTTTAGCATAATCTTCACATGCACTTTTTGATTTAAATAGACAACTTGCTGCTTCACTTGCTGTAATTCTTTTATATCTAGACTCATACCATTCTGGTGTTCTTTGTTCCGGTTGTGGTTTTTTCTGTAAAAGTTTTACTCTTTTTCTATATCTTTTTAATTTTTCTTCGTCTGATATATTATTCATTTAATATATATACAATCCTTTATTAAATATTCATTTTGTTTTTAAATTGTATTTATTTATTTATTATAATATTTTTTAATATTGGTTATAACTATAACTATAAATATAAATGGCAGTAACAGCAGAAGCTTTGCAACTGGCAAAATCTAAATTAAGACGTTCACCTGTTCGTCCAGAACTAATTGAAGCAAAACGTCGCCTTAAAAGTAAAAGCGAGGTATACAATATTGCTAAAGGTAAAATTTGTTCACCTGGTAAAAAACTTAGTAAAAATAATAAATGTGTAAAAACTTTACGTAAAAAGAGATCTTCTATTAAGCGTAAATCAAAGAAACGTTCTATTAAACGTAAATCAAAGAAACGTTCTGTTAAACGTAAATCAATTAAACGGAGATCAAAGAAACCTTCTGTTAAAAGGAGATCAAAGAAACCTTCTGTTAAACGGAGATCAAAGAAACGTTCTATTAAACGTAAGATCTAATAAGACTTTTTGTTAATTTAAAATGTGTTTTATGTACATTTTAAAAAAACTATTTTATTTATACATTGTATAAAATATAGATAACATGTCTATAAGTATAGAAGATTTCAATGCAAATTTTATAGTACAAATTAGTTCAATTTCAAAACCGCATATTGATGAAACTGATGTAATACCTGCTGTGGTTGGTTTTAATATAACATGTTCATTAAATAACAGAGTTCAATATTTTGAATATCATTTTACAGATCAAAATATAGTAGATACATTTACTTCGCAACAATTAGTTGATTATGCTTGGACTCAATTAAAAACAGCTATAAATACTTGGGCATCTATTGCTTTAATGGAAACAAATCTTATTGGATATATATACATACCTGGTAATGATTTTAATATTACTTTTTCCAATATGAATTTAGCTATATTTAATGACAATTATACTGTAAGTATTAATAGATTTGAAGTTTATCCTAAAAATAATCCATATGGGTGGTGTGTAGGATTTAATATTATAAATAAAGTAAATAAAGTAAATATTTTTGTTGATACAAATGTTATTATAGATACATTTAGTGTTACAAAAACTGAAACAATTATTATGAATACAGCTTGGGATCAATTAAAGGATAGTATTGGGACTTGGGCATCAGATAAAATATCATATTCATCATTAATAAATACTGATTATGTACCTGTTAGTTTTTAAAAATTTAATAGTTTTTAAAAATTTAATAGTTTTTAAAAATTTAATAGTTTTTAAAAATTTAATACGTTAAAAAAAGTAATTTAAAACTTTGTAATATTTTAATACATATATGACAAATATAAAGACAAATACAAAGACAAATATAAAAAAGATTACTTCAAAAAAGAATGAATTAAAGGAAAAAAAAGTTTCAGTTCAAAGTGAAAGTAAGGTTGTAGAAAGTAAGGTTGTAGAAAGTAAGGTTGTAACTGAAAGTACAGAAGGGCCTATTAAAACTATCGATGAATTTTTAGAAGAATATAAAAATGTAACAAGAATTTACAATAGAGCCCAGGAACTATTAATTGTAGAGAAAAAGACTGATAATGAATCATATATTAATTGTTTAAAAATAACTAGTCGTATAATTAAATTTTTAGATGAATTAAATCAATTTGTAATGCAGAGGCATAAGGAAGAGATAAAGGGAGTTTATTATATTAGTGCTGAATTATTAGTACGTACTGTAGGTCTTCATATGAATAGAAATGGATTTAATGAAGTGGAAAAGAATACATTGTATATGTCTATTGCTCATATTAGAAAGGTACTATCTCTTGAGCCATTTCATAGAAGAGGTATGGAACTTTTTAAAATGGTATTTTTATATTTAACTATATTCAATGCTGATGCAGAAGAAAATTTAGTATTTTTGAATCAAATTTTGATAGTTGATCCTTGTGATTACCAATTACATTACAATTTTGGATTTATGTATCATAGAGTTCACAAGTTAGATAGTAGTATTTATCATTATAAATTAGCGATAGGTATGATTGATTTAATATTATCGAATGATAAATTGGATGAAAATACTAGATTATCATTAAGTCAATTCAAGGTAAAATGTTTAAATGGTCTAGGTAGTATTTATTTTACAGTCCAGGATCGTGATACTGCTTTATATTATTTTAATCTAGCATACGAGATTGATCCATTAGATCCTGATGTAAATAATCAAATTGGTGTAGTTTATACTGAATTACGTATTACTGACAAGGCTATTTTCCATTATTCAAAAGGTATTGAAAATTATCAAAGAGCTCATATATCAGTTGACAAAGATATGTTAATTGCTAGTATGTATATGAATATGGGTTTAGCCAAGTGTTATGAATGTAATTTTATTGGTGCTATCGATGGTTATAATAAGGCTTTAAAATACAAGCCACGTCTTTCTTTAGCATATCAAAATAAATTACTTGATTCAAATTATATTTCTCATTTAATAGAAGATCCTATGTATATTGCTAGAATTCACAAATCCATAAATAAAATTTATCCTTTAGTAGTTGATGATTACAAGGTTTCTTGTCCAAATTATAAAATTAAGGATGATATTTTAAGTTGTGTATCAAAGGGTGATTTGTTAAAATCTAAAACAAAAATAAATATAGGTTTTGTATCTGGTGATTTTATTTGTCATCCAGTATCTTATTTTTTGCATAGTATTTTAAATCATTTAAATTACGATTTATTTGACGTAACTTGTTATTCAGTAAAGGTAGTACAATTAAAGGAAATGTTTCCAAAATGTAAATGGCATGTAGTAAAGAACATGACACCAGAACAATTAAAAACTCAAATTCAGAAGGATAACATTGATATTTTATTTGACTTGTCAGCACATACTGGAGATAATAGATTAGATACTTTTGTATTAAAGCCTGCTCCTATTCAAATTAGTTATTGTGGATATCCAAATTCAAGTGGTATAAAGTCAATGGATTATCGTATAACTGATAATTTTTGCGACAGTGAAAAATCACAAGTATATTATCAAGAAAAGTTTGTATTTATGGACAAATGCTTTTTGGCATATACACCAAGTATGGGGATACATAATATTCCTGAAATTACAGAACCACCTTGTGTTAAGAATGGTTATATAACGTTTGGTACATTTAATAGATACAATAAGATTAATGAGATGGTTGTGGGAGTATGGGAGAAAATTTTATTAGCTGCACCAACTGCGCGTTTTGTAATTAAAACAAAGGAATTCTTAACACCTAAATTGCATGATCAATTTTTAAATACATTCAAGGACAAGTCTGTATTAGATAGAGTAACAATTTTACCATATTCTGATACTTATGGTGATCATCTTCCAGATTATAACAAGATGGATTTTGCAGTTGATACATTTCCTTATTCTGGAACAACAACAAGTTGTGAAAGTTTAATGATGGGTGTTCCTATATTAACATTATTTGATAATGTGCGTCATTATCATTCTCAGAATGTAACAAGTAGTTTAATGAAAAATTGTGGTTTAGATGAATATGTAGCAAATTCTCAACAAGAATACATTGATAAGGCTGTTTATTTTGCAAATAATCTAGATAAATTTACAAATATAAAGAGTGAAGTGAGAAGTGCTTTTGTAAATGGTCCTATTTGTGATTACAAGTCTTTTGTAAATGAATTTGAAGATAAACTAATTCAAGTATATAAGAGTCATAAGTGGTAAATAAACTTTAAACTTTTTAAAAAAAGTGTTACTTTGAGGTACCTTGCCGTATAACGACGTCTTCGTTAAAGGTATCAAAAAAAATTAAACAATTGAAAAGTAATTTAAAATAAAAAATAATAATAGAAATATGGGGTGTGATTATTATATAATTAAACAACTTAGAATCGAACATTCAGATGGTACAGACACAATTGAATTAGACAAAGAAAGATGTTATTTTTCTGAATATCAAAAAGATTCTAATTATGATAGTGACGATTCTATACTAGAAGGAAAAAGTCAATATGAGGCTATGTATGGACATTACTTAAAAGTGACATTTATACCACGAATTTTGTGTGAAAATGCTGAATGGAAAAGTGGAAAGATTAAAGAAAAATATATTGATATAGTTTATAATAAATTAAAACATTATAATAATGCTTTTAGTAATATAAACACAATTATTAAAGAAGAAGTTAGGTATTTTAGATAACCTTAAAACTTAAAATGGAAAAACTTAAAAATGGAAAAAACTTAAAAATGGACGTAGAAATAGAGAAATGAAATTTATTATAAAAAGAGAAAGAGATTAGAAAATTTTTAAGAAAGAGATATATTTATCTTAAAAATTATTTGACGTGTTTGATGATCTTGAGTTTATTTTTAATCGTAATTAATATATTTTTCAAATAGTTCTTGATAGAGTTTTTCTTCATGGAGTTTTTCTTTATTTAGTTGATTAAGAATGTTGAATACTTCTAATTTTTCATAATAAGTCATAGTGGCTGTGTAGTTCATAGATAAATCGAATTCATTTAAGCAATCCATGAATTGTTTTAATTCTTGAAATTCTTTATCAACGTTGGCGAGCATATTTTGTATGTTTTGTTTGTATGTTTTGTTTGTATGTTTTGTTTGTATGTTTTGTTTGTATGTTTTGTGCAGTATTGTATAATTTTATATAAATTACGAAATAAATTCAATTTTTTAAAGCAAAAAAGTTAATTTTTAGTCCAGAAATTTTGGACTCTACCACTAGGATCTTTAGATTTTGACCATTTAGGTTCCCAATGTTTTACAGTATATTCGCTACTTTTAGGAATATTAGAAAAATTTTTATGAAATAGAATTCTATAATACAATTGTTCTTTTGTATTTGGTGTATTGTATTTATAAGTTTGTTTAATTTCATTAAATTGGTCATTTGTGAATACATTATCACAAAAGTCTTTTAATCCATCTATCCAATTATTTTCCTTTCCGTTAAAACCACTAACTCCATCGCTAAATTGTTCTTTTTTTCTATATAAAATAGAATTTGGTAGATATCCTTTAAAAGAGTCTCTCAAAATTTGTTTTTCCATTTTATTAAATGCATTTGGTACATTCCCGAATGATTTCCATCTAGGATGCAAAGAAAGTATAGTATGAACAAAATGAGGATCTGTGAATGGAACACGTACTTCTATAGAATTTGCCATACAAGTTTTATTTGCTCTTAAACAGTCAAATTGATGAACGTTATTTACTAAATTCAAAGTTTCTATTTGAAAATCTTTTTCAGTTGGTGCATTTGCGCCATATAAATAACACAATAATTCATCTGATAATTCGCCAGAAAAGAGTACTTTAATACCTGGGAAATTTTTCTTAATTTGTTTAGTTAATAGGTACATGGGTGTACTTGCTCTAATTGTAGTGCAATCATATGTTTCAGTATATAAAACAATATTTTCTAAACTATCTAAACCTTCTTTAATTGAGAAATAATATTCTTGATGATCAGTATTTAAAAATGATGCAACTTCTCTAGCTGCTACTAAATCTGGTACATCTTTATCAACACCAATACTAAAAGTTTTAATACGTTTAGAGTATCCCATTTCATCAGCTAATGAAACTACTAAACTAGCTATTAAACTACTATCTAAACCTCCAGATAACAAAACACCAAAATCTAGTTCGTTACCATCTCCAACAAGTTCTCTTAATTGTAATCTTACACTATCCGTTAATTTATTTCTGATAGATTCTGTAATAATATTTTTATTTTTAGTGATATTATTTTCATCAAATGATGAATAAGCTAATTTTTCAGTGTCTGAATATTTTTCATCAAAATCTACATAATCTTTATAAAAATTTGTAAAATTAGAAGAATCAATATTAACATTTGCATGAATATACTTTCTAGGTGGAAAAACTTGAATATCAGAAACTAAATTATTATCTAGACATTTTAATTCAGATGAAATTACAAATTTATTTTCTTGATTATTAGTTCCTATATAAAGTGGTGTTACACCAATTTGATCTCTACCAATAAGGACATTCTGTGATTGAAGATCATATAAAAATAGTGAAAACTGTCCGTTTAATTTATTAAAAAAGGTAGAAAGATCATCTTTATATTTTTCATATAGTGGAAAAATAATTTCACAATCTGATTTAGTACAAGTATAATTTAATTCTTCTGACAGTTCTTTCCAGTTAAAAATTTCACCATTAACAATTAAATAAACAGTATTATCTTTATTAACTAAAGGTTGTGTTGTGTTGTCTCCGCAAATTTTTAATCTAGTATGTAACATTAAAACAGTTTTTTTAAAATTTGGATCAATGATTAAATTATTACCTTTTGAATCTGGACCTCTATGATCTAACTGTGAATAAACTGAAGAAATAATAGATTTATAACTTTTAAAAACTTCATCTGCCTTTTCAGGATTTACGTTTACCTTATTTTGTTCAATTAATGCCCAAATCCCACACATCAGTACCGTATTTTTATAATATATATAAAATTATGTTTAAATAAATTTTTTAAATTATAAAAATATAATCATTTTTTAATTTGTCAACAATATTAGTCAAAATCTAAATGTATTACGTGTATATATTTGAGAGTAGATTAAGTGATTATGAGAGATTAATATTATCAGTTTAATTATGTAAATAATTTATACAAATATTTTTTTAAATATTTTTAAATAAAAACTTTATAGAATTAATTATAATATTTGTATATATATATAAATAAATGCAACTTGAATATTTTAAATACGTATTAGTTATAATAAATGCGGGGCTTGCTATTATTGTGAATACAATAAACTTATATACTGGTAATAAAAGGGGTAAATTATTTGGATATATATATCTAGCAATAATTCTTTATAATTTGTTTTTATTACATAAAAAAGTTATAGTAGGAGTGATTGAAGATTAACTTTCTTTAATTTGCACACCAATCCATCCCTTATAACGTTCTCCGTTACAACTTGAATCTTTATATTTTTCCAATACATTTTTGTATTTTCCTTTTATATATTTTTCTATTTCTAATTTATGTTTATTAGAAACACGAGGTGATATTTTAGGCTTTCCAATATATAATTCACAAACATCTTTTAACTTTAATACTCCACCTTTCTTTTCTTCAATATTTTCATCTAACCAATTATAGAAATCGTTATTTTCTTGTCTATATTCATTTGTCTTAACTTGTACTTCAATTGGTTCTTTGATATCTCTAAAGTAATAATCAATAAGAATATTTAAAAAGGTTTGTCTCCAAGAAACATCTTCTCTCATTCTAGAAGGAAGTGTTCTATCAATTTTAAATTCTCCTCCTTCTTTTGGATCATCGACAAAACGAGAAGGAAAATCAATAACTCTTATACGTCTCCATAGAGCAGTATCTTCTCCTTTAATTTCAGGTAATTCATTACAAGCTAAGAAAAGTTTAGCTTCCATAACAAAGCACATAGCTTCCTGATAAAGTCCCCTAGCAACTATTTCTTCACTTCCAGTGAGTTCTTTTAACAATCCGATATTAATCTTTTCTCCATCTTCTGGTTCACTTAAAAAGGCAAAACGTTTATGCATTAATTTAATTTTTTCAGTATTTGCTTCATTTGCATTATTTCTTTTACGAGTAAGAAGTGTAACTTCAACTTTTTCCCCAAGTTCTCCCATAGTGAGTTTCATAAGATTTAAGAGCTGACTTTTTCCATTAGCTCCAGTATCACCTATAAACATTAAAAAATAGGTATTAGGTATGTCTCCATTTAAGCATTCGCTCATTTTTTTAAGAACGTAATCTCTGACTCCTTTATTTGGTAAAACTTGTTCCAAGAATGTATAAACTTCTGGATTTTTTGTTTCTTCTGAATATTCATAATTCATAGTAAGATTTATATAATCTTCTTTTTTTGTTGTTCTAAATTGTTTTTCAAGTAAATCGTATACTCCATTTGTAAATGGGACTATATGTTTTTTACTATTTAAATTATTAACGAATGTTTCGTCATTATTATAAATTTTTGCACCTTTTATAATATCATCTTGATATCCTGGTTTATGGAATTTATTTATTAAGCTTTTAATATTTTTATTTAATGTTATAGTAGTTTCGTCGGTTTTTTTATCATCATAATGCGTTTTAATTTTATCAAATAGTTTAGATAAATCCATTATTGATTTTTTCATTTCAATATTATCATTATCGCATCTCCATATAGATCCATTAAAGTTATACCAATTATTTTTAGAGTATACAAAATCTTTATTTATAACAAAAAGTAATTTAGAAATCATTGTTATTTTATGACCATCTAGTAATTGATTTACAATATTTGTAATTTCTTTATTTTTAAAGATACTATTATCTAATTTTATATCACAACTAAAGTCAAGTTCTGAATTATTATAAATATTAATAATATTATTAATAGTACCATGATTAACTAATTGGTTATAATTCATCCAGAAACTATTAAGTGTTTTGTATCTGTCATCTAATGGAATAATTTGTGTTTTAGGAAAAACTGCTTGGCACACTTTACATTTAATACAATAACCATTATCACTAATATGATGTTCTACATTACATTCTGGGCATTTTCCTTTTAATATACCTACAAGGCTTTTATCTGCAACGCTTCCTCTAAAGATCATTTCTTTACGATCAAATCGTACTTCTTTGACATCTTTGTCAAAATTTTCATTAATATAATTTTTACATTCTACTATTGCATTATCTATAAGTTGAAGTTCTTGTTTGTTTATTTTTAGGCATTTTTTAATGATTTCGTTAATTTCTTTAGGAAAATCTTTAATTTTAATTTCGTTATATTTATCAACGTTGCATTGTATATTATGACATTTTTGTTTAGCACTACATGTATCTATTAATATATATTGATTATTAGCTCTATGTTCTCTATTTAAGAATGGACAGTATCTTTCTATTAAAGATACAATAATACAATTATGATTTTTATCAATAAAAACATCTCTTATTTTATTAGGAAAATGATGAAATTCTATTTGTATAAATTTTTTAATAATTTCTTTATCATTTTCATTTAGTTCTTCTGGTACATTTACAACACTTTGTTCTAGATTACGATAAACATTTACATCAATTACATCGCTTAAATCATTTTCAATTTCGTCTTCAATTATTGGATCATAAACTTTAATTTTTTTGGGTAAATATCCAATAAATGTTTCTATATCTTTAAAATCATCACTGTATTCAGATTTTACAAGAGGTCTATTTTCTCCATTTTTAGAGCTAAGAAAAGTTCTAAAAAGTCCTTCTCTATAAACACTTGGATCTACTATATATTTACCAAGTTGTTTATATTTATCTAGTTTGAATTTTTTGTATAATTTTTTAATTTGGTAAACATCTTTAAAAACAATTTCGTGATCGTTATCTTTTAGGCGTAAAATTATATGAAAGGATCTTTTTTTATCAGAGTGAGATTCTAAAATAATACGTTGTGTTTGAATATTAGGATAATCTTTTTTAATAATATTTTCTACAGATTCTATACAATTTCTTAAAATATCTTGATAATTGTAATAATAATCATTTTCAGTATTTTCTTCACTACTAACACTACTAAAACTACTATCGCTATGATTTTCTTGATTAATTTTTTGATCGTTTTTTTTATAAATTTCTATATCATAATAAAAACAAATATGTTTTTTACTGGATACAAATTCATAAAAATTTTTAATTTTATTCCGTTTTATTATTTTTAAAAAATTTGCATAATTATTAGTTGTAAAATATTCTACTATATTTTTATTACATACTAATGAATTATTTTTTATAGATTCTTCTATAGCTGTAGCCTTATCATAATATATTAGTGACACCTTGTCGTTTATCGACATCGTTGGTAAAGGTATCTATTGTAAAGATGAAAGAAAATATCTTTTTAAATTACACGACGTTTTTTTATTTATATATAGTAATGTATACGTATAGTATAGACTTTGACAAAGATATAATTTTAAATACTAATTTAGTAATAAAAAAAATAAAAAGTGTATTAGAGGATAAGAGAGGGTGGGAACGTTTAGGTTATAATTTTTGTTATAAAGAAAAAAATGCTAAATTCAAAATAAAAATAGTAAAAGAAGAGAAAATAATAAAGACTTGTAAATTTAGTGGTTTATCATGTGCCGATACATCAAAGAATATAATTTACATAAATATAAAGAGATGGCGCAATGGTAGTAAATTATCAAAATTATCATTAGATGAATATCGGACGTATGTGATAAATCATGAAATAGGGCATTTAATAGGTAGAGGTCATGTAAAATGTGGTAAAAGTGGTTCAAAGGTTCCAGTTATGGTTCAACAAACATTAGGTATTTCTGATTGTAAACCCAATCCATGGCCATTATATTGGGAATAATTTATTTGCGCTAAATATTATTTATTTCGTATATTTCATTTAATACGTATATTTTATTTATTGTGTATTTATAAACGCAATAATGAGTTTAAACACTATATTCAATTACGATTACGAATTTTATTTTTTCACAGAAGATGTGGCGGATATAAATAAATTTAATACAATTTACAGTCAATGTACATTACCAGATCCATCTGGAAATAGAACAAATTTAATTTACAACAAATGTTTAGAAATCGTGCAACTTTTATTAGTTACATCTGGACTTCGTATATTTTCAACGTTTGTAAATGTTGATAACAAAAGATACAAAGTAACTGTTCACAATATGGTCTGGTCTGGAGATGGATTATTTGTATAAAAAGAAATAAAGAAAGAGAAGAAATAAAAGAAATAAAAGAAATAATTAAAATAATTACATAAGATAATAAGAATAAATATAATAAGAATATGAAGAATACAGTCAACGTAATCATATTTTTATTTTGTATAATATTTTTTATAATTTCTTATACAATTTGGATAAAAAGAGTATTAGATTATAAAATGATAAATGATTACAGATCGCATATTATATCAAGAATTATGAGAGGTAGTGCAAGATGGGCGTTAGCTAGTAAACAAGACAAGAGTCCTTTAGTAGCTGTATTACATGCAAATTATGGTTGTGCTTATTTATGGGCATTAAAGGATGTATTTAATGATTACGAGATAGAATCTGCTACTGGAATTAATGTTATTGATTTTCAAAATAGAATTACAAATATTCAAGATACTGTTACAAAGAATGTAGTTAAATTATGTCCAGAATATGCAAGTGGTATACAAGATGAAATTTTATCAATTATAGCAGGGCATTAAACATTTTTTATTAAACATTTTTTATTATACTTTTTTTATTATACTTTTTTTATTATACTTTTTTTATTATACTTTTTTTTAAAGTTTAATAAAAATTATAGGTTGATTGAAAAAATTTATTGAGAATCTTCAGAATCTTCACCTCCCTTCATTTTACGTGATTTTCTTTTAGGAGATTTAGATTTCTTTGACTTTCTTTTAGGAGATTTAGATTTCTTTGACTTTCTCTTTACAGATTTAGACTTTCTCTTTGGAGATTTAGATTTCTTTGACTTTCTCTTTGGAGATTTAGATTTCTTTGACTTTCTCTTTGGAGATTTAGATTTCTTTGACTTTCTCTTTACAGATTTAGACTTTCTTTTTGGAGATTTAGATTTCTTTGACTTTCTCTTTACAGATTTAGACTTTCTCTTTGGGGATTTAGATTTCTTTGATTTTCTCTTTATAGATTTAGATTTCTTTGACTTTCTCTTTACAGACTTTGACTTTCTCTTTGGAGATTTAGATTTCTTTGATTTTCGTGATTTTCTCTTTGGAGATTTAGACATCTTAGATTTTCTAGCACCTCCAGATTGTTTTCGGGACTTTCGTCGAGATTTTCTAACAGACTTTCTCTTAGAAGATTTCTTTTTAAGAGACTTTGACTTTCGTGATTTTCTTTTTGGAGACTTTACAGCTTTAGACTTTCTCTTAGCTCCACCAGACATTTTACGGGAAGACTTTCGGCGAGACTTTCTAACAGATTTTCGTTGAGACTTTCTCTTAGAAGATTTCTTTTTAAGAGACTTTGACTTACGTGATTTTCTTTTTGGAGACTTTACAGCTTTAGATTTTCTCTTAGCTCCACCTGACATTTTACGGGAAGACTTTCGGCGAGACTTTCTAACAGATTTTCTTTGAGACTTTCTAACAGACTTTCGTTTAGACTTTGATTTTCTCATAGATTTTCTTTTAGAAAGAGACTTTTTCTTATAAGCTCCACCTCGAGATCCTCTTAAAGCAGAAGGGCCTTGTTGAATACCTTTGCAGCTTTTTTTGCAACGTTTCCAGACGTATTTTTTTCCGCTCATTTCAACTTGGTACATTTTACGATTACGTCCAAGTCTTCGAGCTCCTAAACTTAATTTAGAAGGACTTGCCTTTGGAGTAGATCGTCTTGATTTAACAGACGATTTTTTTTGAGACTTCTTTTTATAAACTTTTCCACCAAATAAATCAGAGATAAAATTTTCAATCATTTTTTATACTATAAACAAATATTTTTATTTTTTGCAATTAAAAAAAAAATACGTATAATTGCGTAATTAATATTTTTATATAAATAAAAGTTGTTAAAAAATAGATATATATTCTACATTTATGTTATGAAGTTGATTAATATCTGTAATATTTAAAGATACAAGACCATATCTTATAAAGTCTAAAATTTCTGTAATTTTATAATTAAATGTAGAGTCATTTTCTATTAAAATAGAATTACACCCTGCAGTAAATGCTTTAAAAATATTTTTATTTTGACTAGGAATTCCACTATTATTAATAATTGGAACATTATATTTTTTAGATAATTCAAAACATTCTTTTAAAAGAGTAAATTGACCAAATTCTGCACCATTTCCTACTGAAATAGAATCTACACCAGCTTCACATAAATATCTAAATGCACTTGAAGAGTGAACATTTCCTACAACAATTTGCAAAATAGGAAATTTATTTTTGATATCTTTAATAGTATTAATTAGACAATTATTATAAGCATTATCAATTTGAATAAATATAATATCAAGACCTAAATTAACTAATGTATTAATTCTATCAATTGAATCAGAAAAAATTCCTGTAGATATTGCTGTAATTAACTTTCCTTTTTTATCAGTTGTAGATTTATTTCTATATTTATAAAAACTAGTAATATTTTTTAAAGTAATAACTCCATATAATTTATTACTATCGCATATAATTGGAATAAGTGGGAAAATTTTTAAATCATTAATAATACTACTAACTGGATTTTCTACTAATAAATTATTCCAATTATAATCATATGTTTTATAACATTTTAAATTTTCCAATGTAATCATAATTTGATAAGCATGAATATTATTATCTAAAATAGAAACAATATCAAAATAACTACTTGTAATAAAGCCTAAGAATGTATTTGATTCATCTATAACTGTTATATAATCACAAGAATATTGCAAAAATGTATTTTTAATTTCATCATAATTAGCATTAGATGAAATAGTAATAGGTGTTTCATCGATAAATTTCAAATAATTTTTTAATGTATTGATAAATTGTATTTGTTTTTCTAAATCGTCACTTTTTAAAATTCCTAATGCTCCTAATAAATTAAGATCAATAATATTTTGAACATTATTTGAAAATGAAACAATAGGTAATGATAAAGATATACTTTTTGTAAATTTACTAGAAAATGAAATATCTTGATCTGATTTCATATCTGTTAAAACAGGGATAATATTTATATCATTAAAAGATATTGCTTTTTTAGAACTTTGATTAGAACTTTGATTATCAATTGTATTTTGCATTTGTATATCTTTTTCAATTATTGTATCAAATAGTTGTTGAACTGGTTGTTGAACTGGTTGTTGAACTGGTTGTTGAAACATTGTTTGAAACATTGGTTGTTGAACTGGTTGTTGTTCAATTGGTTTAAATGAATTAAACTGAGATACGGGATGATTTTGTAATGTTCCAAAAGCATTTTGAGTTTCATTAAAACTACTTCCAAATGAATAGTTTTTATTTATATTTGTGTCGATATTTGAACCAAATGAATAATTTTTAGTTGTGTTTGTATCTGTATTTGAACCAAATGAATAATTTTTAGTTACGTTTGTATTTGTATTATTAAATGGATTTTTATGTAAAGAAGAAAACATAATTAAAAATTACATTGGTGTAATTATTTTCATTTTTTTTTTATTTATTTAATTTAATAATAGATAAAGATATAAATATGGAAGACACAGATACTATAGATAAAGACATAGATACTATAGACACTATAGACACTTCAGACACGTCAGACACGTCAGACACGTCAGATACAGATACGTCTATGGATAGTATAAACGATGATATAATCTGGGATATTATTATGGGTGAGAGTGATTATAATGGAGATATAGATGTTACTATGAATTCAAATCTTATACCATCAGAAATAAGAATAAATTACGAAGATAAGTTTGAATATTTTAAAATTACCAAATATACAAATAATATAGATAATTATAATATAAAGAATGGGAAAAATGAAATAATATTTCCATTAAGTTTATACGATTATCCTACAGATAACACATTTAGAGGAATAGATATTGAAATGGCAATTATATTTTTATCAAGTGTGATTAATAAAATAAATATAAAACACGGAACACCAGTAATAAAGAGTTTAAAACGTGAAGACATGATATTAGTTGATTTAATAACAGGTGATATAAAAAAACACAGAGATGGTTTATATATATTACAGAATATAAATCCATTCATGGGTTTTCATGACGTAGAAGAAATGAAGACGTCAAATTTAACTGTATTTATACCAATATGTATTGTTTTAGAGAATACATCAGGGCATTTTAATATTTTAGTTATTAATAATAATAATAAAACTATATCATTGTATGAACCTTATGGTATACAAGGTGTTGGTAGTATAGATAAATTATCAGAAATACATAGAACTAGATTTAGAAAAACATTAAAATATATTCAAGAAGAAATTTTAAAAGAATTTTCTAATTATAAATTTATAGCATCACATAATGACAATGATGGTATTCAATATAGAAGTGACATGTATACTAGAAAAGTATATAATATATCTGAAAATTTTTGTGTAGCTTGGTGTTTATATGTATGTTTATTTAGAATTTACAATATGCATTTAGATACAAAAATTCCTGTATCTATAATATTAAATCAAGTTTATAATAAATACTTTAATGATAGTGATTTAAATACATTTATACGTCATTTTGCATCAATGATAAGACAAGATACAAACAATTATCAATCTGACATATTTAGTATAGAAAAGTCTGAATTTTTTGGATATGAAAAAATCCAAAATATTGATAATATAATGATATAATGATACAAGGTTTTAAGGTTTTTAAGGGGTTATATTTTAAGGGGTTATATTTTAAGGGGTTATATTTTAAGGGGTTATATTTTAAGGGGTTATATTTTAAAACAATAATTTAAATTTATAATATTGATTAAATACATTTGTGAATATTTCAAACTCAGTTATTGATTGAATTTGTAATATTTTAATAATTTTTTTAGATGAAACTATATTTTTTGGTAAAATATCTAATTTATTTTCAAAAGTTTTTAGAAAAAGTTTAACATGATGACAATCCGTATTATATTTTATATAATAGTAGAATGAAATAGGTACTGTCATATAATTAAGTATATAATAAGTATATAATTAAGTATATCTTTTTAAACTTGTTAAAAATAATCATGTATATATATTTTCAATGGATTTTTAATTTCTAAAAGATCATTATATAATATATTTTGCATATTATATTTAAAAATTTCTTTTATTGTAATAGTTGTAAAAATTTTCTTAATAGATAATATAAATTTTTTAATTTTAATTTTTATATACAATATTGATGTTTTTCTATTTAAAATTCCAAGTATATAATTTAATTTATATATTTCATCAAATGCTTTTTCTAAATCTGATGGTATAATATTTACGGTACATAACGGACATTGTATATTACAAATTACTGTACTTTTTTCAAATATACTTTTTCTATTAGATATACATTTTTCTTTACATTTATAACTATGATATTTTACTAAACATCCTATATGATAATTATGATTACAATGAATTACAATTTTTTTATTTTTAATAAGATCTATATTTTGTTGTATTGTTTGAAAAAATAAATCATTATTAATTTCATTAGATATTTTTTCATTAATAATATTATCTGTATTATATTTTTCAAAGCAAAAAATACAATAATCAAGATCCATTGAATAAATTATTAATAAAAATAGAATCAATTATTTTTTTAGGATATATGATTTAGGTAGAATATTATGTTGTAAAGAACATTCTTTTTTATTATTTGGATATCGATTATAGACTGTTCCTTTAGTTTGGATTTCATTTACATCTTTAGGTGTATATTTACAATCATTACATTTAGATGTAAGTCTAGACATACCTTTAAGTTCATTTTCTATATCTATATTAAGAATAGGAGTACCTGTAGGAATATATGTAAGAAATGGTGCTGTATAATTATTACATTCGTTAGTATTAATAAATCTTGAACTGTCTACGACGTAATTAAAAATACTTTTATTGCTATTTTTTTGTTGGTTAGAAGCGCATGAATCATATTTGGATTTAATAAAGCTCATATTATAGTAATTAAACAAAATAAAAAAATGAAAAAACTATTATTTTGTTAATAAATACGAATGGTATTAAAGACTGGTATAAAAGACGAAAGTGAAATTGCAGATGACCTTATATCCAAGGTTCGCGATTTATTAATAGAACATAATGATCGTACAGGATCTAAAATTGAGACGGAATATAGTCCTGATTTATCAGAATCTCAAAAGAAAGCATTTGAAAAGTTTAAAAAGGGTGATAATATATTGATGCTTGGTGCTGCTGGTTGTGGTAAAAGTAAAGCTGTGAAAGAGATGTATAAATATATAAAGAAAAATAATAGTAAGGAAATGTATATTACATCTACGACTGGTATATCTGCGTACAATGTGGGTGGTATAACTATAAATAGTTTTATGGGTATTGGTACTGGAGAATCATCAATTGAGGTATTATTGCGTAGATTACGTTATAAAATGAATATAAAGGATCGTATTAAGCGTACAGATATATTAGTAATAGATGAGATAAGTATGATGTCTGCTGATATATTTGAAAAGATAAATACTATATGCCAAACATTGCGCAAATGTAGAAAGCCATTTGGTGGTATTCAGTTAGTAATAACTGGAGATTTTTTACAATTAGAGACAATATTCAAGAATGAATCAAGTGATCGTAGATTAATAATAGAGAGTGAATTATTTAGAAAGATATACGATAAGAATACTGTAATATTAAAGGAGAATTTTCGTCAAAACGGGGATAACAAGTACATTGATATTTTACTAAGAATACGAAAAGGTATTCAAACAGAAGACGATATAAATGTATTAGATAGTAGATTAACAAAGACAAGTAAGCCTAATATGATTTATTTAGTGAGTAGTAATAAGAAGGCTCAGGCTATAAACAATCTTCGTTTATCGAATATAAAATCACATGACCGTGTATACGACTGTGTTTATACACAATCTGATAATAACGAGTCGTGTGATATACTTAAACGTGAATTACAGCATCAATTTGTACAGAAGGGGATAGAATCTTTACGTTTAAGGAATGGTTGTAGAGTATTATTAATAAAGAATATGGATGTATCAATTGGTTTAGTGAATGGATCAACTGGTACTATAAAGGATTGTTTAGAGGAGAGTGTGATAGTTGAATTTGACAATGGTGTGACAGAAAATATACAAAAGGTAGAGTGGGAATTAGAGATGGATAATTCAAAGGTATTTTGTAAGCAAATTCCTTTAATGTTAGCATACAGTATAACAATTCATAAAAGCCAATCTTTATCTTTAACTGAGGCTATATTAGATTTAGATGATTGTTTTTGTAATCATATGGTATACGTTGCTTTAAGTAGGATAAAATCTTTAGAGGGTGTATATTTAAAATCATTTAATCCAAAAAAGATAACTGTGAATAGTAAATTATTAGAATATATAAATACGATAGAATAGTGTATATAAATAAAGATAAATTTTTTTTTTATTTATATAGAATAAAAATGTCAATAGACGAAGATCTTTTTTTAAAGGAAATAAAATACGATGATACGATATTAGACAATGAGGAGACATTAAAATACATAAATAGTAAAAGACCAATGATAAAAATAGCAAATAATGATATGTGTAAAAGGTGGTTGAAAAATAAAAAGAAAAATCCGGTAACAAACAAGAGTATAAGAAAGAGTGGAGTAGTATACAAAAGTTTTGAGAAGATATGTAAGGATAGTAATATATGTGATAATTTTATGAAAAATAAAAAAAAGAATCCTATTACAAATAAAAAGATTAAAATAGGATCAGATATTCACAAAAGATTATATGATGTATGTACATCAAAGGGGAGTAATTCTGCAAGTACAGTTAGTTCTTAAACGCAATAGCGCGTTTAATTAAATTATGACGCTCTCGACTACGTCGAGGCTCTGTGTTCGGCGATGTTATTAAAACGTGTAAAAGAGACGATAAAATTGTATAAAAATAGTAAATAAATATTATATTTACTATTTTATTAAAAAAAAATATATATAGGTAATATATAAATAAAAAATGAATCAACAATTGATGATAGGCGGTGGAGTAGGATTATTAGTATTTATTGTAATTTTACAATAGACAGAGATATTCTAGGAAGCACGAATATTTTATTAAAAAATTGGTGATAAAATATTTTGGATGCAAGATACAGCCGGCTCAGATATGAGTGTGCTCGTTTAATATATAGT